TACTCTTTGCATTGCTTGCACTGTTGCGTCAAGGCTTTTGTTTCTTCCGGAAGAATGTTTTACCGATGACAATGACAAATACTTACCTAGTGATCCCATCCATCACATTCTTTCTGTTGCTCAAAAAGATTCGCGGACAGACATAAGTCCGTTTGATTTTGAATTAGAGTTAAGAGGCTGAGGTTTCTTGGCAGCTCTCACCCTCCGCCCCCGCCAGATTCAAGCCATCGCCGATGTTCGGGCAGCGTTCGCCAGCGGCTACCGGGCTCCCGTGTTGGTTGCGCCCACCGGAGCGGGCAAGACCTTCACCGCAATCGAAATCGTCCGCCTCACCATCGCCCGCGGCCGATCGGTCTGGTTTCTGGCCCACCTGCGGGAGATCCTCGACGACACCAGCGCCCGGCTCACGGCAGCCGGCATCGATCACGGCAGCATCCGCGCGGGCCACCGGTCGGACTACAGCCAGCCGGTCCAGGTTGTTGCCGTGCAGACCGCCGTGCGTCGGCCGCACCTGCCCCGGCCGGATTTGGTCATCATCGATGAAGCCCACCTGGCTGTTGCCGCCAGCTACCGGCAAGTGATCACCGCTGCGGGCCATCCGCTGCTGCTGGGCCTGACCGGCACACCCCAGCGCCTCGACGGCCGGGGCCTGGGTGAGGTGTTCGACCGGCTGGTGCTGACCTGCACTACGGCTGAGCTGATCGATGAGGGCCTGCTGGCGCCCGTGCGGGTGTTCGCCCCACCAGGGGCAGACCTGAGCGGCATCGGCCAGCGGGGTGGCGACTTCGACCAGGGCCAGGCCGGCGCGGTGATGGCCCGCCCTGCTGTGGTGGGCGATGCCCTGAGCCATTGGCGGCAGCTCTGCAGCGGCCGGCGCGGGGTGGCGTTCTGCACGACGGTCGCGCACGCGGCCGCGGTGGCTGAGCAGTGGCGCCATGCCGGCTACCGGGCGATGGCCGTGCATGGCGACAGCGACGACGCCGAACGCCGGGAAGCCGTGGCGGGCCTGCGTGCCGGGCGCCTCGACCTGGTGGCCTGCGCTCAGCTGTGGATCGCTGGTGTTGACGTGCCCGAGATCGACGCGGTGATCTGGCTGCGGCCGACGCAGAGCCTGACGGCCTGGCTGCAGGGCTGCGGCCGTGGCCTGCGGATCGCGCCTGGAAAGCCCGACCTACTGATCCTCGACCACGTTGGCAACAGCAGCCGCCTGGGTCATCCGCTGGACGTGCACGAGTGGCAGCTGCACGGCCGAACAAAGCGCAAGGGCCAGCAAGCCCCCAGCGTGCGCACCTGCCCCCAGTGCTGGGCGGCGTTGCCCACCAACACCCAGCAATGCCCCGAGTGCCAGCACCAGTTCCAGCCAGAGCGCCGCGAACTGGCCGTGGTGGACGGCGAGCTGCAGGAGCTCCAGCGCCAGGCCAGGCGGGCGGAGCAGTCCAGCGCTCAGACCTTCGACGACTTGGTAAGGATCGGCCATCGCCGCGGGATGTCCAACCCCCGCGGGTGGGCCCGGCATGTACTCAAGGCCAGGCAGATGAAGCCGCCGAGGGCTACCAGAGTCCGATCAATAGCCTGAGGCAACATGCTGGGCAATCGTGGCCGTCACCATCAGCCTCTTCAACACCACAACCCGGAAGTTTGCAGACGGCACCTTCAGCCCTTCCGTTACCTACAAGATCAACCTCTACAGCGCCTTTACCTTCGACGCCACAGCCACCACCAAGACTGCGGCCGAGAGCGGGGCGACCCAGCTGACCACAGCCAACGGCTACACCCAGAACAGCAAAACCCTGGCCAACGTCGCCACCAGTACGGCGACCACCAACGACGCCATTTTCGACGCCGATGACGTGACCTGGACCGCCAGCGGCGGCAGCATCGCGGCCACCAAGGCACTCATCTACGCCGACAGCCTGACGAACAAGGATCCGGTCGCGTTTATTGACTTCGGCGGCACGTCCACGGCTACCGACGGCACGGACTTCAAGATTGTCTGGAGCGCTAACGGCATTGTGAGTTTCACCTATTCCTGATCCCTAGCCTGACTCATCGCATCCTGTGAGCATGGGACTGACACGCAAAAGGCTGCTCGCAGCGGCCACCGAAAACAGCTACGGATCCAGCGCCAACCCTGGTGGCACCTCGGCCATCCTGGTGAACGATGACCTGTCCATCACGCCGCTTGATGCCGATACGCTGGAGCGCAGCACGATTCAGCCCTACTTCGGCGCCCGGCGCGTGTTCCTGGTCAACCAGAAAGTCAAGATCAGCTTCAGCGTTGACTTGTCCGGCTCCGGCACGGCCGGCACAGCTCCGAAGTTCGGCCGGCTGATCAAGGCCTGCGGCTTCGGCGAGACGATCGTGAACGCCACCAGCGTGACCTATGGCCTGCTGAGCGACAACAGCACGACCGACAGCGTGAGCCTGGCGTTTCACGCCGACGGTCAGAAACACTTGGCGCTGGGCTGCCGTGGCACGGTGAAGCTGAGCGGCAAGGAATCGGAATACGCCAAGCTTGAGTTTGAGTTCACCGGCATTTACGCGGCGCCCACGGATACCGCCCTGCCGTCGCCCACCTACGGCAACCAGGCCGACCCGGTGGTGGTGAGCGATGTAAACACAACAGCCATCAGCATCAACAGCTGGGCCAATGCCTGCCTGTCCGAGTTTGAGCTGGACATCGCCAACAACATCATCTACAGGGCCCGCCCTGGCTGCGGCAAACAGGTCCGCATCACCGACCGGGCCGGCAGCGGCAGCGTGATGATCGAGGCGCCAGCGCTCTCCGCTCACGACTTCTTCGCCGATGCCGTGGCCAGTGCTGTCGGCACCTTCAGCTTCCAGCACGGCCAGACCGCCGGCAATATCTGCACCGTCACCAGCCGCGCCAACTTCGGCGCACCAGAGTACGGCGACAGCGACGGCATTCAGATGCTGTCAATCCCGCTCGGCCTGGTCCCCTCCAGCGCCGGCAATGACGAACTCTCCCTGGCGTTCACCTGATGGGATTCGTTCTTGATCGCAAGCCGTATTACGTCTGGCCGGTCACCTTCGAGGTCCCGGCCGATGGCGGCAAGTGGGAGAGGCAGAGCTTCGACGGCCACTTCGCCCGCCTGGGCCAGGAGCGGGTCAACACCCTGTTGGAGGCCGTCCAGCGCCGGATCACTGCGGTGCGCCGGGGCGAGCCGCTCGACGACGACCTGGCCGAGCTCACGGACATCGCCATCGCCGATGAAATCCTGATCGGCTGGGGCGGCATCACCGACGAGGACGGCAACGAAGTGCCGTTCACGGCCCAGACCAAAGCCCGCGTCCTGGGGGTGGAGACCGTCGCCGCTGCGGTGGTCAGCGCCTGGGCCGAGAGCCTGCAGGGATCAGCCGCAAAAAAGCGAACCTCCAGGAAATCGCCCGGCATTGGCTGACCGGCGGCCGGGATCAGCTGGCCGAGGATGCTGCTGCCCTGGGGGTGGATCTGCCGGCGGATGTGCTGGCCCAGCAGTGCTGCGAGGTGTGGCCGGAGAACTGGGAGGCGATGCTGATGTTCGGCCGGATCGCCACCCAATGGCGCATTGGCCCGAACGGCAGGACGGGGCTGGACTACACAGCGCTGAGCTGGCTTCTTAGCCTGTATCCAGTACCCGACCCGCGTCAGCTGTTCGAGGATCTGCAGGTCATGGAAGCGGCAATCCTGGAGGCGGATCATGGCTGAGATGTCGGCAATCCTGAAGCTTCGGGCAAAGACAGAGGGCAAGGGCCAGCTAGAGCAAATGGCCCAGGCCCTGGGCAACATCAAGAAGCAGGGCGACAGCACCACCAAGAGCCTCGAGGGCATCGCCAACTCGGCCGGCGGCCTGGCGGGCAGCTTCCGCTCCCTGGTGCCGCTGCTGAGCGGTGCGGGCCTGATGGCCCTGGCGCAGCGCAGCATTGAGACCGGCGACAAGCTGTGGGACCTGTCACAGCGCACAGGCGTCAGCGTCGAGCGGCTGAGCCAGCTGAGCAAAGCGGCCAAGCTGGGCGGCACTGACATTGACACCGTGGCGATGGCCCTGCAGCGGATGTCGCGCAGCATGGTGGCCGCCAGTGACAGCACGTCGGAGCTGGCCAGGCGGCAGGCCGACGACCTGAAGCGCTCGATTGATGCTGTGCGCCGCGGCGAGCGCGAGCAAACCGACGCCCTCCAGGAGCAAGCAGACCGCCGGCTGGAGGTGATCAACCGCGAGACCGACGCCAGGATGCGGGCCCTGAATCGCCGGTATCGCCAGGAGCAGCAGCTGCTTACCGATCGCTTCGACGATCAGCAGTCGGCCCAGGAGCGTCAGCTGACGGCCGAGCAGGACGCTGAGGCCAAGGCGATCGGCCGCCAGTTCGACGCCCGCCGACGCGCGATCCAGGCCGACAAGACGCTCAGCGACGACGCCAAGCAGGCGGCCCTGGACAGCCTGCGGGACCAGGAGGACCAGGCCCTGGGGGTGATCCGCGACGGCTACCGGGCCCGCCAGACGGAGCTGCAGCGGGCATTGCGGAACCAGCGGCAGGCCGAACAGGACCGGATTGACGACCGCAAGACGCGGGAAGAACAGGCGCTGAAAGCTTCAGCCGACCAGCGCAAGGCCGCGATTCAGCGCGAGACAAAGGCCGAGATTGACGCGCTGCGGCAGCGAGCCCTGGCCAGGATCGAGGCGCTGAAAGGCGGCCCGGCCGACACCGGCGACGACCTGGAGGGCCTGAACACCAGCAAGGCGGCCGAGGCCTACCGGAAGCTGGGCATCGCCGTCACCGATGCCCGTGGCCAGCTGCGCAACAGCTCAGATGTGCTGATCGATGTAGCCAATAAGTTTAAGACTATGCAAGATGGCGTAGAGAAAGCCACCCTTGCACAGCAGCTATTCGGCCGTGGCGGGCAGCAGCTGATCCCGATGCTGAACGAAGGCGGCGACGCGATCCTGCGCATGAAGGGCATGACCACAGCCCAGGCCCAGGCCAGCGACCAACTCAGCGATGCGATGGTAACGCTGAACGGCAAGATTGCCGGATTGGGCGGGAAGCTGGCGGTTGCATTGATGCCGATGCTGGAGAGCACCACCAACGCCCTGGTGGGCCTGATCGATGGCTTCAACAAGCTGAACGGCCCGATGCAGACGATGGTGACCGTTGGCGTCGGCATCGCGGTTGCCTGGGGCCCACTGATTGGCACGTTCATCAACACAGCAAAGGCGATCACCATCCTCAAGGCTGCCTTGGCTGGCCTGGCCGGTGCGGAGGCCGCTGCTGGTGCCGCTGGTGCCGCTGCTGGCGCTGGAGCAGCCGGCGGAGGCGGCATCGCCGCCCTGACTGCGCTGATCCTCTCGCCTGCTGGCCTGATCGCTGCCCTGGTACTGGCCGGCATCGCCATCTACACATTCCGCGACCAGATCACCGGCGCCCTGAAGGTGATGTGGGACGCCTGGACAAAGTTCATCGGCTACCTGAACGACATCGCCCACAAAGCTTTCGGCGCGATGTGGGATCTGGCGGACAGGCTGTTTTTCGGCAACACCAGGCGAGCCCTTGGGTTGCTGGGAGAGTTCTGGGCGTCGATCTTCAACAAATACAAAGACATCGCCGCCGGCCTGTTCACCTGGTTCACCCAAACCGTTCCCAACGCCCTGGTGGGCCCGTTCCGCGCGGCCGCGGATGCCATCACCAGCATCTGGACCGGCATCGTCGGCACAATCAGGTCAGTGATCAACGGTGCCTTGGCCGGCATCGGCAACTACATCAACGGTTGGATCAATGGCATCAACGGCCTGATCAACGCCGCCCGCAACATCCCCGGCGCCCAGGGCCTGCCAAACCTGCCGCAGGTGCCCATCCCCCAGCTGGCAGCCGGCGCCTACCTGGACCGCCCCACCCTGGCGATCGCCGGCGAGGCGGGCCCTGAGTATGTGATCCCCGCCGCCCGTATGCCAGCCGCCGCCGCTGCGTTCCAAGCCGGTGCCCGTGGCCCTGCGGTGCTGGCTGGCGGTGCTGGTGGTGGCCAGCCCAGCATCAACATCACCACCGGCCCGGTCCTGCAGCAGCAGGGCGAGCAGTGGGTCACCGTGCGCGACCTCCAAGCGGCGGTGTCCAGCGCCGTGGCACAGGCCCGCGGTGAGACCCGGCGGATGATCGGCCAGCCCTCCAGCCGGATGGCCCTGGGGATCAGCTGATGAGCGAGTACGGCCGCTCGACCTGGCTCCGCATCTACAGCGGCGCCACCACCTATCAGCGCTGGCAGAACTACTACCTGGGCCAGACCGTCAGCTCCCACGCGTTCCTGCCCTTCGAGGTCGGCGCCCTGGTGATCAGCGCAGACGGCGACCAGTCAGGCCTGACGCTGACCATGCCGGCCACGGCTGAGGTGATCACCGCGATCGAGGCTGCGATCGCCGGCCTGCGCCTGGTGGAGGTCAAGGTCTACAGCTTCGAGGACCCAGCGATCAGCAACACCACGCCCGCCGGCCAAACGCTGCTGTCGACGTTCCTCGGCGAGATCACCGACTGCAGCGCCACCCTCTCCACCATGGCGGTAACTCTGGGCACCAGCCTCGCCCCGATCGGCGCTCAGATCCCCCGGCTGCGGTTCACCCCTGAGCTCGTCGGCTATCCCTACCGCCCATGACGATCCTCGGCCAGACCGCACCAGCCCCTGCCGTGCCGGCCCTGACGGCCACGGCGCGGCAGGACAGCACCACCAGCGCGGCCACGCCGAACGATCTGACCGGCGATCAGGCGGCCGCCCAGCTGGGAGAGAGTATCCCGCTGGTGTGGTGTCGGCGGCAAACGGTCGGCAACGAGGATGAGCCCGAGGTCGGCGGCTGCTGGGTGTCGCCGGTGGCGACTGAGGCCAGGTTCCAGAACGACGCAAGCAACAACCTGACCTGCTGTTATCAGCTGGTGGTCAGCGAGGGTCAGATCGCCACCCTCCAGGCCGGCGACGTCTGGCAGGGCGACGAAGCCCGCGGCAGCTGGACCCAGGCCTACAACGCCCGCGCGGGCAGCTGGGCGCCTGGGAACGCCGTGACCCAGCAGTATGGCTATGAGACCACCAGCTACACCCTTGAGGCCAGCGGTCAGCCCTGGGTCGGCGTGCCGTCCAGCGCCTGGAACTCGCCCGGATCGATCGAGGCCTGGCAGCAGGCCCTGGCGCGGGTGACGATCGCCAGCCGGGGCGAGTACGTCACCAGCCTCTCGGCCACCGCCACCATGGTGGGCTGGGCCAACTTCACGGTGGCGAACCGGGCCGCGTCGGATGTCAGCAGCGTGCAGCTGCTCTACACCAACCCACCATCACGGCGCCTGCCCAGCTATTCGGTGACCCGGGCCCCGTCGCTGGAGCCCTTCCGGGTGCAGACCGAGCTGGTGGAGCTCGGCGTGACCTATGCAGCGGTCACCCAGGATTACTACCAGGCCGGCGCCCAATACCTGGTCACCATCGATGAGGTGAACCAGCCCCCGCTGCCGCTGCCGGTGGCCCCGCTGTTCTGCGGCACCGGCGGCACCTATGCCGGGCTGTCGACGCTCTCGTTTTCGGCCACCTTCCCCAGCGAGGACGACCGCTGGCGGCAGCAGGTCCATGTCTTCGCCCGCGGCGGCTGCCAGGCCACCAGGCTGACGGAAGCCGGCACAGGCCCCAGCTGCTGGCTGCCGGACCTGGCGCGGTATCTGCTGGCCACCAGCAGCCGGATCTCAGCCGACCTGATCGACACGACCAACCTGACGACCGCGTGTCAGTTCAACCAGGCCCTGGGGCTGCGCTTCAACGGCGTGCTGTCCCAGCCCACGAACCTCAGGGACTGGCTGCAGCGCATCGCCCCGTGGTTCCTGCTGCTGGTGAGCAACCGCGGCGGCGCCCTGGGGCTGCGTCCGGCCCTGCCGATTGACGGCAGCTACAGGCTGAACCTCAGCGAGATCACGCCGCTGCTTGAGCTGAACGAATCCCATCTGGACCCGGACTCGTTCCAGCTGGATTACGTCCCGACTGAGCAGCGGCAGCCGATCTGCCTGCAGGTTCTTTATCGGTCGCAGCCGGCGAACCAGCCCGGCCAGCGCCAGATGATCGAGGTGCGCTTCGACGGCCAGGCCCTCGCCGGTCCCTACCAGCAGATCGACCTGTCCGAGTTCTGCTGCACCTTGCGGCACGCGATCGTCGCCGGCGCGTTCGAGCTGGCCCGGCGCTACCACGTCACCCACTCGCTCCGGGTGGTGGTGAACCCGATCCCCGAACTCGCCACCCTCCAGGCGGGCGACGTGATCGGGGTGACGATGCCGCGCCTGAGCACCCTGGGCAGCTCAGCGCATCGGCAGCTCTATCAGCTGGCGAACCTGACCCAGGACGCCACCGGCAAGGCCGAGCTCAGCCTGACGCACTTCCCGGTCGATGCGGCCGGCCGCTCCCTGGTGGCCCTCAGCATCGCCAGCCTCACGCCGAACATAATCGTCCCGGCGGCCCGGGTCGTCGTCGCCGCGCGGGTGCCCACGGTCGGCGCTGGTGTGCGCCTGCTGGCCCCGGCGGCAGTGATCACCGTGGCTGCTCAGGTGCCGGCATGGGCGACGCTGACCGGCGTGCAGGTGCCGGCGGCGGTGGTGGCGGTGGCGGCGCTGGCTCCGGTGGTTGCGGCCGGCAGCAATGTCCCGGCGGCGGTGATCATCGTTGCCGCCCATGCCCCGGTCGTCAGCTCTGCGAATCAGATAGTTCCAGCGGCGGTGATCACTGTTGCTGGCCAGGTGCCAACGCAAGCCGGGCCAACTCAGGACGCCAGCTTCTCCAGTGTGACCCTGCTGCTGCGCATGAATGGCAGCAATGGAAGCACAACATTCACCGACATCAGCAACAGCGGGCATACGTTCACCGCATACGGCAATGCACAGATCAGCACGGCTCAAAGCAAGTTCAACGGTGCATCAGCTTTGTTTGATGGCAGCGGCGATTACATCACCACCACGCCAGCCACTGCGCTTTACCTGACCGGCAACTTCACGATTGAATGCTGGGTCAGGATGACCAACAACAATGATGGCGTCGTCGCCTCAAGCTCTCAGTCTCAACAGAACAATATCCAGATTTTCAAGGTCAACGCTGGCGGCGTGAACGGAGCCGTTGAGGTTTACGCAGACAACAACGAGGCATCAAAGGGCAGCCTGATCGTGTCATCTGGTGGCGCCTTGAGCGTTGACACATGGCATCACCTTGCGCTGTCCAGAACCAGCGGGTCGGCCAGGCTGTTTGTCGATGGCACACAGGTAGGCTCAACTGCTACGGGCTGGACAACTGGATTTAGGTGCGATGCAATCGGCACTCTGTTCACAAGCGGCACACGCTACGCAGACCTTGATTTCCACGGCTATATTGACGAGTTCAGGATTACAAAAGGCGTCGGCCGATATACAAGTAACTTCACCGCTCCCTCGGCGCCATTCCCCGGTAACTAATGGCCACCTTCCCCGCGATCACCCCCACCACCAGGACGCGCACGCCTGGCGAGTATCCCCAGACCGCGCACGTTGCCGCCAACGGCACAGAGGTCAGGATCCGCCACAGCAGCCGCACGGCCGGCGATCGGCTGCGGCTGAGCTTCAACAACATCACCCAGGCCCAGCTGGTGGAGATCAGCGACCACTGGGCCGCCCACGGCCAGCGGGTGCGGTTCGCGCTCAGCTCAGAGGTGGATGGCGGCCTGAGCCTCACCCCCAGCGGCTGCAGCTGGCGCCACACGGGACCACCACAGGCCAGCGAGTCGGCCACGGTTGCCGACTTCCATACCGTGAGCCTTGAGCTGGCCCTGGTGCCGCTGCCCGTGCCCTGATGACCACTTTCCCGTCACTGGTCCCCGCCACTCGCTCCTATTCCCTGGGTGAGATCACGGCGGCTGAACAGGCCTGGCTGTCCGGCCTGGACGTGGTCTCCGAGTTCGTCGGCGTGCCGGTCGCGCATCGCCTGACGCTGTCGTTCCCGGCGATGGATGCCAGCGAGCGAGCCCAGATCGAGACCCACTACGCCGGCCAGCAGGGCCCGACCTACCCGTTCGATCTGCCGGCGGATGTGTGGTGCGGTCACGCCGACCACAGCGACATCGACGCCGGTCTGACCTGGCGCTACGCCGGCCCGCTCGACATCACCGACGCCGACGCTGGCCAGGCTGACCTGACGGTGACCCTGCTGGCCCTGCGGGCCGACACGCCGCTGCTGACAGCCGACGTCGCCCCCTGGTACGGCTCAGCGGTGCCGCTGGTGGCCACCGGCGACCCAGCCCCGGCGGTACCCCGGCCGGCGATGAACACGCCCGGGCTGCGCAGCCTTGGCGAGACGGTGCCCACCAGGCCAGAGCCGCCGACACCGACCACCGGCACGGCCACCACTACCGACCCAGGAGCCCCCGGCCCTGGTGGTGCCTCAGGCCAGACGGCGCCGCTGCCGCTGACCGAGGTGCCGAGCACAGAGCCAGCGCTGACGGTCGGCAACGGCAAGCGGCCGGCGGAGCCGGGCGAGGTGCTGACCTACACGCCGCAGTGCACCACCAGTACAACGCAGCTGATTCAGTGGTTCAATCGCAAGGGTGAACTACTGACAGAAATAGCGCTCGGGAATACCAAAGCCCTGGCCATCGGCAGCGGCCCGGATGAAGTCGTGAAGACGACCTATTTCGTAGTCGAAAGCTGCGCCAACGGCCAGCAGCACGTTTCCAACGAAGTCGAGATCCTGCCACGCAGCGACAACAAGTCACTCTCCTATAGCTACCGCCGGGGCAGCACAGTCGAGCGCACGGACGGCAACACCTGGACCGCCAGAACCAACGCTGACGGGCTCTGGTGGTCGGACACGGTATTCACCACCAGCAGCAAGCCCCCCTATTTCAAATCGGCCGGCGAGGGCTTGGGTGGCATCATCTACCGTTGGGACGATGGCACCAACGCATGGGTCAACGATGCACAGGGCCCAAACCTGGGCGGCGTGCAAGTGGATTCGATCAGCAAGGACGGCCAGATCACGAATCAGCTGCAGATGACCGAGGTGACTCCGCCCGGCGGTGGCACAACCCGGGAATGGCAACTCAGTTATCCCTAGCCTGAGCTAGAGGCAGCGTGCCGATGGCGTTGAGTTCCGAGGATGCAGCGGTGATCGCTACAGCGCTGCTGGCTGGATCTGAGGCGCTGTCGCTGATCCCTGCCGTCAGGGCGAACGGCTGGATTCAGCTGGTGCTCCAGATCCTGCGGGCCTTGCGCCGGGGCGGCCGATGACCGAACCGAGCCATGGGGAGATCCTCCGAGCGATCGGGGTGATGGAGGGGAAGCTTGAGCAGCTGCTGGCGATCAGCGCCGATCAGAGCCGCGAGCGCAGCAGCCTGGGCGAACGGGTCGGCCGGCTGGAGTCGCGGATGGCCCAGGTGGTGATCATGGCCGTCGTTGCGGCGATGCTGAGCCCGATGATCTGGAGCGAGATCAGCGCCTGGATTCATCGGCAGCCAATCCCCGCGCAGCAGCAGCGGCCATGACGCTTCGCCTCGAGGATGCCGCCCGCTGGTTCCGTGGCCAGCCCCACCAGATCGCGGCCTGGAACCGCCTACAGGAACGGTTGCCGGCTGATGCCCTGGCGGAGTTCACCGAGCTCTATCGGGCCGCGCCCGAGGTGAAGCCAGGCCTACCGGCGAACCCGCTGACACCGGTGCCCTATTTCCCCCAGCTTGACAACGGGCCCGAGGGCTGGCGCCAGTGCCAGACCAGCTCGATTGCCATGGCACTGTCGTACCTGCAGGTGCCCGGCATCCGCGATGACCTGGACTACCTGCGGGTGGTGAACAGGTACGGCGACACCACAGAGCAGCAGACCCACCGGCTGGCCCTGGCGAGCCTGAAGGTGCGGGCGAAGTTCCGCCAGGACATGCGCAGCGGCGAGCTGATGGCCGAGATCAAAGCGGGCCTCCCGGTGGTGATCGGCCTGCTTCACCACGGCCCGGTGACGGCGCCCACGGGCGGCGGGCACTACATCCTGGTCTACGGCTTCACTGACACCCATTGGATCTGCCACGACCCCTACGGCGAACTCGACCTGGTGGCCGGCGGCTGGGCCCAGCAGGGGCGCGGCGGGCGCGGGGTGCGGTACTCATTCAGGAACCTCAACCCCCGCTGGCTGGTGGAAGGCGAGGGCAGCGGCTGGGGTTGGACGTTCAGCTGAGGGCCCGGCGGCGCGCCCGGGCCTTGGCCACCCTGTCGGCCCTGTACTCCCTGCCTTCCGCCGTCACCCGCTCCCAGCACCGGGAGCACAGCACGCCCCGGGCGCCGGTGTGGGCGATCCCGCAGGCCGGGCACGTCGGCCGCTGCACTGGAGGCAGCCGGCCCGCCTTGCGCTCCCGGTAGAGGCGCTGGCGGGCGGCGGCGGTGGAGTCAGGCATTGGTCGGCTGCAGAGCATCACGCACTTGCGCCCGCGCCGTGCCCTGCTCTTGCATCCAACAGGCATACGGCAGCCCTGACAGCGCCAGGCGAAGCTGTGTCCAGGCTGTCCGCCCTGGCTGGTCGCGGCTGGCCGGAATCCACACCCGGTAGAGACCTTCATAGGGCACCTTGAGCGTTCCCAGATCGGGGTCCCAAGGCAGGCAGTAATCAGGAAGCTGCTCCCACTCCAGCATGTCAATCAGATTCTCCTCGCGAAGGCTGATTGATCCGTTGCTTTCACGGTGATCAATCGCCAGCAGCGCCGTTCCGCTGGTGGTGACGTACTCCCATTCCATATGGGAGGTCTTGATCACCAACTCTGACGGGAGGCTGCCCATATCAGTGAACACCCGTCCAGCCTCTATGGCTGCAATGTGCCGCCATAGGAGGGAACGACGGCGCTCGTCGTGGCTGCATTCATCGTTCCAGTCCTCGGGGATAAGGCTGTTGTCCCACAATTCCTCTAGGAACCTAAAGAACTGATAACGGGTGAGCGCGTAGCCCATGCCTGGCTCATGGCCAGTTGTTGCCTCTTTGATAGCAGCGAGAGCCTGCTGAGCGGCCAACTCGTTAGCGCAGATGGTTGCTGTGCTCATGGCGTTGCGGTGGTGATAGTTGTTGCCGGGCCAACCGGCGGAGCGGGCTTACTCAGGCCCTGTTGATCTCGTTGTTTAACCAGGTCGTGTGATCTGTTCCCTGGGCCCCGCTCCTTGTGGCTTGCGCCGGGGTGCGTGGCTGCCGCCCCATGCAGAGAACAGTAACACACGGGCAACGGTCCGCACAACCCTCAGGCGTCACCACCAGGCCGGCGGTTCAGCAGGGCCCGCAGCAGCTGCAGGGCCAGGCCGCCAGACCGGGACCGGGCGCATCGGCCACCGGCGCAGACCTCCCAGACCGGCTGGCCATCGACTGGGACGACCCGCCGCTGTGGCTCTTCAGACTGGGGCAGCTCGGGTGTGGCCATGGCGTCCTGGTTCGTCATCAAAGAGTCTCGCGAGCGGGAGTTTCAGGAGGAAGTGACCCTGCGGACGCTGCGGAAGATGCCGCCGGCCCAGCTGCTGAGCTGCGCTGAGGATCTGGCGCTGCAGCTGATGGACGCCAACATCCGCATCAATCAGGCAGCAACACACATTGCAGAACTGGAGTGCAACGCCGCGCTCCGCGACGCGAAGCCCGTCGCCCGCAAACCCTCGGCGCGCCATCTGGAGTGGGCGCAGGCATTGTTTCGGGACGCGCGGGAGTCTCGCTGATCAGCAGCAGCTGCTCCCCGGCCTCGAACGCCTCAGGTGTCGGCGGTGCCTGTTCTGGTGGGTTCAGCTGCCGCAGGGCCACCGCCAGCAGCCGCCGCGCCTGGGCCAGCGACAGCCCCTCGGACCTGGCCAACGCCTTCAGCCCCTGCCGGGCCGTGCCCAGCCCGTAGTGGCCGGCCACCAGGCGCTGCAGCTGTGGGCTCAGGCCAGCGACCCGGCGGCGCAGCTCCAGGGTCTCGGGATCCTCGGCCGGCTCCTCGGGTGCAGCCAGCAGCTCGCCGCGCGGGGTGTCGCCATCGCAGCGCACCAGCTCATCCAGGCTGACCGGACGGGACCCGATCACCAGCACAGCATCCAGGTCCTCCCGTCTCATCCCCAGGGCCTCAGCGAGCTCCGCCCTGGTGGGCTCCCGGCCCAGCTTCCCTACCAGCTGCTGGCTCGCCCGGCCCAGGGCGTGGAGCTTCGGCGCGAACGTGGTGGGCATCCTGATCGTTCTCGAGTCCCGATCCACAACAGCGGCGATGCCCTGCTGGATCCACCAATACGCGTAGGTGGTGAAGCGATACCCGCGCGTCGGATCGAACTTCTCGGCAGCCCGGATCAGGCCCAGATTGCCGCCCTGGATCAGATCACCCAGGCCGATGGCGGCGCCGACGTGGTTGCTGTAGCGGCGGGCAACGACCACCACCAGCCGCAGGTTGGCATTTACCAGCCGGTCGCGTGCGCGGCGGCCCCGGCGTTCGGTGAGCGGCGATGGGCTCTCCTGCCAGGCTTGGATCTGGCGGCCCAGGGTGAGCTCCTGCTGGGGCGTGAGCAGGGGAAACCGCCCTGCCTGATCCAGCCACCAGCGGATGCACTCAGACATGGGCGATGCTGGGATGCACCGGTGATGCACGGCCCTTGAAACCTACTGCAACAGCTGGGCCCTGGATACGACATCCGCGAAACGCCGGAGGATCTCTACGCGGCGGTCCTTGCCTGTCGCAGTGCCGAGAGTGACCGTGGCGCAAGGGATCTGAACGGATGCAGCAACTTGACGCAAAGTGCAGCAAGGGTCAGCAAGGGCCACGGAATCGACTAGGAATGCACGGGCCGTGCATCACGGCCAATCGCCTCGCCCGTAAAAGCCGTATTCCCTGGATGGCCAGTCTGAACGTGCAGCGCGGGCGCCTCTACCTGCTGGCCAGGGTGCCCCGACGGGATGGTCAGCCGGGCATGGCACAGGCGCGGATCGCCCTGCGGCTGGATGACTCACCGGTCAACCGCCGGACGGCCGCAAAGCAGCTGGCCACCCTGGAGCGGCAGCTGGAGGACGGGACGTTCAGCTGGGCGTACTGGCAGGACCAGGAAGAAGGTCTGACGTGGCGGGAGGCGATCGCCCGGCTCTACCGGGCCCGGGTGGTGCTGGGGCGAACGTCGCAGAGCACCTGGGAGATCAACTATCTCGGCAGGCTGCGCCAGATCCCACCAGGGAGCAGATGCACGACTGAGAGCATGGCGGCAGCGCTGCAGCGGTACGACCGGAGTACCTGCAGCTACAAAGAGCTGTTCTATCTGCTGAAGCATCTGGCCCAGCTTGTATCCGTCCCGTTCCCCGAGGTGCCGCAGCCCACCTACCGACAGGCCGAGCTGGTGGCGGTACCCACCGATGATGAGATCGTGGCCTGGGTTGAGTCGGCCGGCCCGGCCAGCTGGTATTTCGGGATGATGGCCTGCTATGGCCTGCGCCCCCACGAGATCGAGGGCGCGGTGCTGATCGATCGGGACTACTGCCAGGTCCAGGACGGCACGAAGACGGGTTTTCGCACCGTGGTCCCAGTGCCCCGCGAGTGGGTCGAGCGGTTCAACCTGCGGGATCGGCGCCTGCGGCCCACCCTCCAGGGTGCGGCGCATGAGCGGCCGGACATGGTGGCGAAGTGGCTGTCAAAGGAACTGGCAAAGCTGGGCCTGCCCTGGCGGCCCTATGCGCTGCGGCACGCCTACGCGGGGCGGCTGTGGAGGACAGGTGGCAGCCGGTTGGACATCTACACGGCAGCGCGGCTCATGGGCCACTCGGCGGCCCAGCACGCCAAGACTTACCGGGCGCACATTCAGCCACATGCGGTGGCGGAGGCGGCGGAGCGGGCGTTACTGGGTGACAGCTGAGAGATTCAGCACCCGCGCCAGCGGCACCATCGCCACCTGTGGCACCACGGCATTACCTAGGGCTCGCAGACGGTCCACCCGACCGGAAAGCCCATCATCTCCTCGACAAAGGACGGGTTCAGATAGGTAGCTGCGCCAGTCGGGATTGAGTCGTCGCGGAGCATCGCCCCAGCCAGTCCATCCCGGTCCGCCTGCGATGACGGCAGGCTGGCGTTCTTGCTGTCGTTGGCGGTGGGGGTGGGCAACATCTGATCCCGCACCACCGTCGCCAGTTCCCGATTTTTGGTATCCGGTCTGGCTCGCGCCTTGTCCCTGCCCCGCTCGCCGTCGCCCGCTTTGGGCGTAGGCAACGCACCACCACCGGTCCCGCCGATGGCAAGCGCCCACATCTGACGCCGGAATGCACGCCCACTCACAGTCATACCCTGCCTCGGCCAGCGTTCCGAGAACAGCGTCCAGTCCGTTAGAAGTGATCGCTGCGACGTTCTCCAAGACGATGTAGCGCGGTCCCACCAGGCGAACGACACGCATGAGTTCGTAGAACAGGCCGGAGCGGGTGCCTTCCTTGATGCCGGCCTGCTTGCCGGCGGTGCTGATGTCTTGGCAAGGGAAGCCACCACACACAACATCAGCTGATCCGTGCTTTGGGTGGAAAGTGCAGATGTCATCGTGGATCGGTACATCAGGCCAATGTTTCCTAAGGATGCGCTGGCAATAAGGATCACGCTCAACAAACTGCACGGTTTCAAATCCTCCGAGCCATTGAGCGGCAAGGCTGAAGCCGCCAATGCCGGAGAAGGTGTCAAGCAAGCGCAGTGTCACGCGCTGACCTCTACCCCCGGCACCACCGCCGCCAGATTCACCCTGACCGTCCTCCGGCTGGCTCCCACCGGCGCCAGATCGATCAGCTCCCGGCCCCAGCGCCAGCGGCTGCGGCGGTTGGTGTCGGCCTCGACGATCAGGCGCTTGATGTGGCTGACGCTCACCCCCAGGGCGGCGGCAGCTTCAGCCACTGTGAACAGTCGCCGCTCAGCCATCGCCCAAGCCCTCCACAGTCGCCGGCCCCCGCTTCGGCCACCGGACACAGCCGGCGGGCAAGTTCACCGGATCAGCCTGCAGGGTCTGCCAGCGGTGGCCGCAGTCCCGGCAGCAGTGGCGCCGCACCAGGGCGTCGTCGGTGGTGGCGCGGCGGACCACCACGACTGTGT